AAGTGAGTGCGTTCGTGTTCACTGATCGCGGCACGCCGCTGAACAAGCGCGCTTTTCATCGGCTGTGGGACAAGGTGCGCCAACGCGCTGGGGTGGTGGATGTGCAGTTTCACGATCTGAGGCGCTACCTGGCGTCCGAGATGCTAGAAGCAGGCGGGCGAATGGAGGATGTTAAAACGCAGTTGGGTCATGCTGACGTCAGGACGACGCAGCGCGCCTACGCTGTGGATAGCCTGTGGAAAGCTAAGCAGGTTTTGCAGGCTGTCCCCTCACCACTCGACTTGTCCACACGCTGGAGTGAGGGGCAAGGCTAGAGAAATCAAGCGAATATTGGTCGGGGCGAGAGGATTCGAACCTCCGACCCCCTCAACCCCATTGAGCCATTTTTTTAACTAAATGCTGCCCGCACCAGCACTATTCGCGGCGCAGAATTTTGGGCAGCTGATCATCGAAAACAACGTAGTTTCGCGTGCCCTCGCCGGCAGCGCGGGAGCCACCGTCGAAGTATTTAATGCCGGGGATGCCGATGGAGTTTAGGTATTCGGATGCTGCTTCCGGCCCAAACCCTTTATCTTCCACGAGATATTTATATAATGTTTTACCATTAACTGGTTGTGTTTCCTTGGAGTATGGGAACTCTTTTCCAGCGGCCTTGAACTTTTCTACAAGCCCATTCCTAACGCCCTGCCACTTCGCCTGAGCTTCATTTGTTAAATCTGCAACTGCCCTACGCACACTCTCAGGCTGCTCACTCAGCGGCGCATCCCAGTCCAGCATGTTAGCGATCTGCTCGTCGGGGAGGTCTACGTTGTAGAGGTGGCCGGTGTTACGCACTGATACTGCATTTCGCGCTTTCAAGTCCTGAAGTTTTTGCAATATCGGCGTGTAAACTTCGTCGCCGGTCGTTTCCAGTGCATCCTCCACGTATTTGATCGATTTATCCACGTCGCCAAGATTCGCCACCAGAAAATCATCTACCTCGGCGTCGCCAGTGCTGCCTATAATTTTATTATTTGCATACACTGGCTTTCCGTCCACGTCAAACGACGTCCCAAGAAACGAACGATACTCGCCCGCGACTTCCGGATTCTCCGCAAAATACAACCCATGCCCATAAGCCTGCGCGCCCTCTCCCGTTCCAATTTTGGACAGGTCGAAGGCGTCGAACTGGTGAGGTGACCCGTGGAAAACCGTCGCGCCTGCCACACTTGGGACAAACGGCAACGCGCCCAGCGCGCTCAGTGCGTAGTTGCCGAGCGTCCGCGTTTCTGGCTGGTTTGCGTACATCTGTGCGTCTGCTGCTAACCCGGCAGCGTCGCCAACAATCGGCGCGAAGGAGAGCAGCCCGAGCATGTCTTGAGTCGCTCCCGGCGTAGATCCGATAGGCGTCGACATCGGATTCGCCAGCAGCCCACCAGGCGCCATGACAGAGCCAGCCGGTGCTGAGTCGTAGAACCCCTGCAGCGGGTTCGCATCCACCAGCGGGCGGCGCCGGTCAAGCAGGCCGCTGACGATTTTGGTGCTGATGATGTCGTCGAGTAGGCTCATCGTGGTCTTGACTGCCTCCCCCAGTAATTTAAAAATTCAGGCGTCTTGTATCCCCGAGTCCACTGGTCTGCTTCCATGATGCTGTTGAACGGAATCGCGTTTCCTGTCCGCTTTGCATTCTCAAGCGCCATCCAAGGATCGTCGTACCGGACCATCTCGCCGTTGTTAAGTTGAATCACCATAGGAAACGCCCACGCCCGCCCGTCTTCATCCATCTCGGCTCTCATAAGGTGCGTTTGCAGCAGGCCGCCCTGAGTGGGGATCGAGTTTCCTGACTCTGGCGACAGAATCCGCTGGACGAATCTTTTTTCTTTATGGGCTGACAGCACATCTCCGAGCAGAGATGGCAAAGTCTCTGCGGGGGAAAGTAAACCTCTCATCAATATTTACCCCCTATCGCTGCGGCGCCACTACGCCGTACGCACTAAACGTCAGAGCGCTGGCTGTGCCAGATTGGATCCCGAGACTGTCGCCTGCCGCCAGCTCGATGCCGGCGTCTGCAAAGTTGACTGTCATTGAGTCATTCGCGGCGACGCTTTTCCCGTAGTAAAGCGCGTTCGTCGAGTCGAACGTCGTGCCGCCGACATCGTGGTGAAGCCTGAATGTGGCAGCGGTGCCGGTCACGTTAGCCACCACAAGCAGGTTCATCTGCGTCTTGATGGTGGCGGTAAATAACGTGGCCGTGGCTGTGTCGCCGGGTTGTGATTGCGCGAGCAGAGCGCCTGGGGCTAGGGGGGTCATGGTTGAAGCGCCATCGCCGCACCGCTGCTGCGGGCTGCGCTAAGTAGACCCTGACCAAAGGCTGGCGGCGCATTCAATAATCCGCGCGTCAGGTATCGCTGCGTCGGTCCCCACATTGCGCGCTGAGCCATCAAAGGCGTTCCCAGCCCAGCCGCAGCGCCTAATGCTGCGGCTGGCGTAATTGCACCGGACAAAAGCCCGAAAGTCATACCGCCGGCCCCGCCCTGGCCTAAAGCTCTGAGCGCAAGTTCTCGCTGAGCTGTTCCCGAGTTGGGAACATTATCAGCGACAAAACGTCGGCCAATTCGAGCAAGATCTGCCACCCGTTGATCTCCTTTGCCGTATTTCATAACGGCTGGCAGCCTGCGCTCCATTTCATTAAACAGCTTTTTGGGGCTTACCTTCCCGTCTGATGTCGCTTTTTCGATTGACTTCAGAACAGCATATCGCTGGTCAGTTTGAGCAAGTGCAGCTACATCTTCTGGGGTTGCAGATGACTCCCATGCCTCTTTGAGGGCGCCTCGATTCTTGTCCATGACTCTTGCGGCGGTTGTTGAGCCAGCCCCTTTCCCGCGATATGCGTCATCAACCTCGTCGCGCAGTGTCGCGTAGATTCCTTTGAAATCTCGCGCAGATATTTCCGAATTATTTTGGAAAAGATTGACTGCCTTACGAACGGCAGTTCGCGCTTTCGGCGACATGAAATCATTGAGCTGATCTTCAGCTTCGATGAGAGAGTTAAGCATGTCTTCAGTTTCGAGCTTCACCGAGTGACGACTCAGAATGTCGTCATAACTCTCACCCAACGCTTCTTTAGCTGAAGATAGGGCGGCAGGGCTTGCTTCAGTTGCATTATCTAGTCCCGCCCGACGAAACAACGCCGCAACCCAAGCTTCATGCTGCGCGGCTTTTGCTTTTGTGTTTTTGTCTCCGACCAGAGGTATGTAGTCGAGAACGCTATCGACAACCTCAAGAAACCTGCTGCCAGTTTTGTTTGCTGCGCTTGTTGGGATCCCCTCTCTCTCTGCTGTTCTCAAAAGGCCAGCGTTTTCGGCGGTGGGCGTTGCGCGTACTGGGCGCAATGCTCTGCCAACAGCATTTCCTAGCAACTGACCTCCAGCACCGCCACCGGCGCCGAGCGCCATGTTGGCTAGGCGGCTTTCACCTGTGACAACAGGTTGAGCAGCGCCGAGTACTCCTCCCAGTGCGGTGGCTCCCGCCATGGTGTTGACGCCAGGAATAGCCATCGTGGGCAAAGTCGCCGCAACATTTCCGGCAATGTTTCCAACCAAACCACCAGCAGTGGCGTTCAGTGGTGCATCAAGGCGTCGCGACTCATCAATCCTAGCTTGGAGCGCCTGCTGGTCACCGATGCCCAAGGCTTGCTGCGCGCCGCGGCCAAGGTTTGTAAATGCTTGGCCGACGCCAGCTAAAGCATTTTCAAAAAAAGAACCGGTAGGGTCGTAGGATTCTTTAGTTTGCGCGACAGGAGCTTGCTCCACTTGCGCTTTGACTTTAGCAAGAACCTCCTCTTCAGTTGCGCCCTCTGGTGCAGTGACTTTGTAGCGTTTGCCGTCAGGCCCAGTGATGAGATATCTAGGCATTCGCTTAATCCTCTAAGTATTCAATCTGCCAGTCTGATGCTTTTGTTTTCAGGCGTTCGCGTCGTTTTTGCAGCTGCTCTAGCAAAAGGTCAACTGCTTCAAGAGCAGCTTTATCAGATATTGATCGATCCTCCAGAGTTGTCTGCGCTTCGCGCAGCATTTGCTGTTCGTCCTTAGTAATTTCTCCTTGCCCTTTAAGCTGCGCGCGTGCCGCAAGCGAAAGAGTGCTGATGAGCTTTTTGCGCCTTGCCTCCGCATCTAAGGCGTCACTGCTCATAAACAAGTCCGGCCTGTATTGGTCGACCTTGCCGTATAGATCGGAAAACCCCGGCGCTTTCCTGAACTGCTCAATCTGCGTCTCAAGGTCGTCCATCGAATCAAATTGAGCCTGTACCGTTTGCTCCGCTTCGCCTCGACTTTTCCCTCTTTCTTGCCCATACGCAGATGCTTCAGCTTGCGCCTGCCTTAGATTCGGTTCAGCATCTGGGGATATCCCAATCGGAATTTCCGCAAGAGGAGCCCCTCCTGGGTCTGTCGGGTTAGGCAATACGCGACGGTTGCCAATATCCAACCACTGTTGGGCGCGTTTAAGGCGCAAATATGCTTGTCGATCTTCGGGGCTTAGGCTAAGCCAGTACTCAAATTCTCGAACAGCCGAGGGATCTTCAGATCCGCCAACCCCCGCATTGAAATTTTCTTCAGCAAGATCCTGCGCCCTTTCATCAAGGCTTTGCTTCCTTTCAGCAATCCCCTGCCCGTGCAGATAGTTATCCATCTGCGCCTGCATAAACGCCTGCGCTTGCTGCATTTCCATTTGCTTGCGCAACTGCTCTTCTCGGTAGGCACGCGCCTGTGCTGACGCCAGAAGACCCTGATTCACGCCCCGCCACGGATTGACTGGCCGGAAGCTCGGGCCAGAGTTCGCCAAGATCCCCTGACCGATTTGGAAGAGCGGGTTCGCTAGAAGGCCGTCACCCAGCTGATTCAGTCTGTTAGGCATTACTTAGCCTCCAAACAAGTTGTAAAGCTCAGACCCTGCGCCGAGCAGAGAAAGTGCGTTGCCCCAGAAGTCGCCGCTTCCCGAGTCGAACATTGGCTGCGTGGATGAGCCGGCTCCTCCGTAGTTCCCTTGGATAAGGGACCCGTACCGAGCCAGTGCATCGAACGGCGCTTGCTGCTCGAAAGCGAAGCGGGTCATGTCCGCATCTATCTGTCGCTGCGCTTGCTGGTCGTACATGTTGCCGAGGTTGAGCATCGCATTCGCGCCAAAGTACGGCAGCTGGTTCAGCATGTTTGCCTGGCTCAAAGCCCCCAGCTGTGCGTTCAAGTTCTGGCCGTAAGATTGGTTCCCGAACTGGCTTGCTGCTTGCGCGGCCGCCAGCTGGTTCGCCAGCGTGTTCTGCTGTGCGTTGAGCCCGAACATTGAGCCCAACTGCGCAGCCTGCATCTGCTGGTCTGCATTCGCCTGCTGCGTTGCCAGCTGGTTGTTCGCGCCGGCCTGCGCGGCTGACAAGCGATTCGCTGCAGTTTGCGCAGCCTGATCTTGGAAGAGATCTCCACCGGCAGTCGCCGCGCCGAGTCGTGCGTTGACGTTCGTGTTTTGGTTAGCCTGCTGCGCCGCCAATGCCTGCTGCGCTGCTGACAGTCCGGTGTTAGCTCCCAGCTGCTGCCCCTGCATCTGAAGATTCCCGAGCATGTTCGCGGACGACAGCCTATTCGCGAGCTGGTTGAAATAATTCTGACTTCCCAGCTCGGCTGCCGATTGCGTCGCGCCGAGGCGCGTCTGGGCATTCGCTAGCGCGCCCCGATACTGAGCGTCTGCGCCTGCTTGAGCGCCAGCCAATCGCGCATTAACATTCGCCTGCGCGTTTGCCAGACCTTGATTCCCAGCAGTCTGCGCCGCTTGAAGTCGAGCGTTGATGTTCTGGCTTGCATTCTGCAGGCCGAGCTGCCCACCTGCTTGTGCAGACGAAAGCTGGTTCTGCCGCTCCCTAGCGTAATTGTCACCGTAGATGCTGGTTGCAAGACGGCCGAGTGTGTCGCCGTAATTTTTCTGGGCTTCTCCAGACATCAAGGCTTGAAGGCCAGATCCATACCTTCCCGCTGACTCTGCTGCGCCGCCGATACCCGGCATCACATTGTTTCTAAACTCTTCAGAAACGCGAGACGCCGCGTCTCCGAACATCTGATTGATGTAAGGATTCTGATTCAACATTGCGCCAGACGCAGATTGCTGAAGGGCACCCATCGCCCAGCTCGGCACCGCATTCCCGCCACCAGTCTGAGCGATGTTCTGAAGCGCGCCCTGCGCCCATGACGGCGTTGTCTGTCCGACTCCACGACTCGCAATGTTGGCGAACTGCTGATTGGCATAACTCGGCGTAGTGTTGCCGACTCCCTGAGTGCCGAGCTGCTGAAACTGACTGTTCTGCCACGAATTGACGGGGTTGTAGGTGTTCCCCATCTGGCCGGAAAGAAAATTGGAAACCTGACCGGACGGCCCGTACGCCTGATTCTGCAGCCGGCCAAGCGTTCCCATCGCCTGCGTGTTCAGCCCCCCGCCGCCGCGGTAGGCGATGTTGCTCAGATTGCTGGTCGCAAATCCCGGCAGCTGTCCCATCCCGCCGGTCTGGGAAATGTTTGAAAAGGCGTTTTGCGCGTAGGAAGGGGCTGCGCTGATCCCCCCATTCTGAGCAGTGTTCTGAAAATAGTTCTGGGCGTAGCTTGGCAGTGCCATCTGCTGGCCGTACAGGCTCTCCAGACCCTGACTCGCCCAGCTTGGCATGCCTGTGCCTGAAGCGCCGGCAAGGTTGCCGAACAGGTTCTGCGCGTTGTTCGCAAACGACGGGTCTTGAGCAAGCCCCGAAAGCATGTTCGCACCCTGCTGGGTGAAATTTCCGAAGTCGGCAATCTGCTGCCCGGGGTAATATTGATAAGGCCCCTGGTTATATAGCGCGTCAGCCCTCGAAAACAAACTTTGCAGGTACGGCTGCTGCCCTGCCCACGGGGCCATGGTACTTGTGGTGGTGTATGACTCAGCCATCTTTAGCCCCTCTGAAACGGGTTGCCGAACAGGTTAAATGTGGGCACGCGCCCCCAGCCTGTCGGGAATTGAATTGATCTGTAAGGTGTCCCCTGCGAGCCAGAGCCCGGGAACGAGAAACTGGGAGCGGATAGCATTCCGCCTTGCTCTGGCTGTTCAGAAAACAAATCAGTCACAGTTCCGCCCAGGTCAGCAAGTGTCTTGGCTTTTTCTAGAGTGTCGTAAAATCCCGGGGGCGGCTGTGGTCCCATCAAAGATGGCGCGATGTCGCTGAGCGGGAGCGTGGTGTCGAGAGTGTTGGCGATCTGATCTAAGGTCGTCCCACCAAGCGCGCCGGGATTGACGAAGCCGCCACCGCTTGAGAGATCTGCCAAGGCAGTGAATGGGTTTAACGCTGGCGCTGCAGCTGCGGCGTAATTCGCTAGGTTCGGCGTGATTGCGTTTGCGAGCACGTCCGTCGGTCCAAGCGCGCCAGCGCCAACGCCTGAGCCTGTCGCAATTTGATTCGCGACAGACGTATCAAACAGCGCGTCTCCGGGCACGCTTGACACGTTCTCCAACCCACCCAACCCAAGCGAGCTGGCATCGGTGACAGGCAGGCCGACAGACTGAAGCGTGTTGAGCAGCCCGATGTCTCCGCCAAGGCCGGAGGTTCCAATGCCTGCAAGATTGCTGAGGTCTGGCGCAAGTTTGTTTAGCCCGACCCCGCCGAGATAGCCTGTGGCGGCTCCAAGCAACCCGTCAGTCAAGCCGCCTTTAACGCCTTTGCTGACCCCGCCTGCCACTGCTGCGCCGACCGGCCCAGCCACGATGCCGCCTGCGATGGCTGGTAACGCGCCAAGCGCTATTTTTTTAACAAACCCCAGCGCTTTGTCAAAGAACCCACCGCCACGAGTCTGTGTTTTACGCCCGTGTTCTCTTAAACCGTAATCATAGGCGTCCAGTTTTTGCTGGTCGGTTGCGTTCTCCCACGATGTTTTAATGTTTGGCGAACTCAGGTACTTCGACATTCCATTTTTGATGCTGTCGAAATACGCAATCTGTTCTTTTGATCTTTTATCACGAATTGGATCTGTGGTTGGGTCGAACACTCTAGTGACCTTGGTAAGACCCTCTTGCCGATATTCCGGTCTATCCCAACCGAAAAATTCAATGATGCTGCCGGGGTCCGCGTAATCCAAATCGCTTGGGTTTATGTGAAGACCCCTACCTGTTTGCGGATCAACCCAAGTGTTCTTCCCGAATTTCTTCATTCCGACCTTTTCAAAGGCTTCGAACGAATTCATCCCCCCTCGGTGCAAATCCACATACTGGTCGTACAGAGATTTTTCGGGGGTGGGCTCCGAAGCAGGGGCGGACTCGGCAGCTGGAGCGGCACTCAAAATAGAACTCAGATTTGGCAGAATCTGACGGGGAGGCGGCTGATAGCCAGGCGGTGGCTGCGGTCCAAGAGATTGAAGCGCAGGTGGCGCTGAGGCAGCCGGCGGCTGCGGCCCCATCACAGGCTGGTTCGCCAGAAACGGATTGATCGGCAGGCTGATCATGTTTCTTCCTCTGGCTGTTGCTCAGCTTGCAACCGCTGGATCTCGGCGATCAGCTGATTGATGCGAACCTGTTGGTCGTGGATGATCTGAAGCAGAATCTCAGGGTTCATATGAATTACCAAGTTGCTAGTGCTGAGCGTTTCCACGTATTCGTGGCTGTGCAAACGTAGATGTAGTTAGCGTCCCAGCAGATCTGACCGGCATCACCTGCCGCAGAGGCGGACGCGGGTGTCTGGGAGGTCCGGACACGGATGGCGTCTCCATTTATGTCGAGCTTCTCTGTGGGGGACGAGGTGCCCACGCCGAAATCACCAGTCTGTGCAACAACATAAGCATCACTACTACTTAAATAATGTTGTATATCTACAGTACCGGGCTGATATAGCGCAAATATAGCGGCAGCTGAAGCGTTAGAATTACGGAAAGCCCTTATATATTGATTGCTGGCACCATCGGAAGCGTAAGCATCGAGGTCAAGAGCAGGCCCGCCCGTGGCAGCAGTGTGCTGAAGCCGCGAAAAATTGGAGGTAAGATGCATCAACTCGGTGTAGGAAGTAGAGGTGGCTGTTTCGTTTAACCGGATAATTGGGTTATCCGTTTGCTGCAAATGGAGCAAGCGAACGGGACTCGAAACTCCGATACCGACATTACCAGCGCTGTCTATACGCATGCGCTCCGTATCGCCGGCTGTCGAAAACGCCATTTCGGCACCAGCCAAGTCTGTCGAAACCTTAAACAGTCCTGCGTCGTGATTCCATCGTAGGAATGCACCTACGTTGTCCGTTACTGCACCAAAATAAACGTTGGTGTTTTGCGCGTCTGGTGCGAGCAAAGAGATACCGCATGATCCGTTGTTTTCAACTACTAATTCATCAGCTCCTGTATTAGCTGAAACACTGCCAGCGGTACCATTGTGGATGTGGACATTACCGTCTGGTGACGTCGTGCCTACGCCGACGCTACCAGCTGAGTTTATGACAAACGGGGTGCTGTCTGGATTCGCAGAATCCTCTATAAGTAAGCTGTCACCCGACCCAGTGTTAGTAACCCTCAGGGCGGTCCCACTCGCGGCAGTGATGCTGCTTGCGGATGTGGCTGTGACGCCACCGTCCTTCAGCAGCACGCCATCCACCGTAACGCCTGCGGCAGCTGTAGCCTCGTTCACTGTGTCTACTTCAATCGTTGCACCGTCCGCAAACACAGCTCCGCCGTCTTTCAGCAATACACCATCCACAGTCACACCTGCGGCGGCTGTCTTCTCGTTGATGGTGTCTGTGCTCAGCGACGTCAGCGTCAGCGCACCGCCAGTGTCTGTGACTCCCATGACCTGAAACGTGTCATTAGTGGCGTCATAGGCCGCGACATAAATGCCGTTCGCTACAATTTGATTTGCAACTAAAGCAGTCTGCGCGTTTGACACCAGCGACTTTGCCGCCAGGCCATCCACAGCAAGCGTGGCTGCACCCGTGTTTGCTCTGTCAGCGATGAACATGAAAACATCGCCGGCCGCGTAGGCCGTGATCGTCTGCGACGCAGCCAGCGTGTAAGCATTTGACGTCCCCGCAGTCGTGTTAACGCCGCTGCGGTCTGACCATTCGCGCTTGAGGCGAGCCATGACCTCTCGAATCGTGTCGTTTATGGTCGAAGGCAGTTGGCCCTCTGGCGCACCGTCTGGCGGAGACGAGTTGTTGTTTGCTGCGGTGACGTCGTAGTCGCGGATTTCAGCCATCATCGGACTCCGTTGGGTTGGGCGGCAACCTTCACGCCGATTGCGTGATCAAAGCCGCCAGAAATATCGACGCGAAACCGGGCGTAACGCCCAGATGCGCGAGTGTTAAATTCGCCGATCGAATTGGCGGAAATTGTCGAGCCATACAAGGGCGCTGCGTTCAGCCTGTTGCGCGTGCCGACTCTGAGCGTCGTCGTTGCACTGGCGCCGTCCACCAACGGTCGCGCATTGGTCATTAGCAACATTCGAGTGTCTGGCGTTGACACCTCGGTCGTATCAATCTGCGCAGTCAAAGCCGCTCCCTCGAACGTCCCTGACTTGTGGTCAGTCTTGAAGCCAGACAGCTGGATAGCGCCCTGCTTCCAGATGTCAGCATCCAGCGAAAAAGGAATGTCATCGATAGAGCTGTACAAGTTGTCTAGCTCTTCCATCGTGTAGCCGTTCGACCGTCCTGTGAAAACCAGCTCGTTTGCAATTTCGCAATAACTGAAGTTCCCGGTCGTCCAGTCGTAAATCAGAATTTCATTCGGCGTCGTCTGCCCCGAGGTGCAATAGCTCCAGATGACTTTTGCGCGTGGAACGTCAACGGCTGCTGTGACTTTAAAATAAGCCTCTTTGTTAATTCGCGCATTTAGCCAGCGGTCTACTTTCCCGTCGCCAATTTTCTTGACTCCGCCGCCGACTTCATACTGATAGATGCCGTCCCACCCAAGAAACCAGACAACCTGGCCGAAACGCACACAGCTGCGCGGCGCTGGCGTGCCAATGCCTGCAGCCGTCTCGTTAATCTGAAACTGCAGCGGTGGGCCGATGTAAGCAAGCTCCACCACAGATCGCTCTTGCACAACCACGCCCACTGAGCCACCGAGGATGGCTTGCACGTTCCCGCCATCGCCTTCAAGAATTTGATAATCGCTCCCCGTCGCCAGTGACGGACCCCACGCGGTTTCGATGTTCTGGCCGCTCCAGAAAATTTTGTTCCCCGTTTTCGTTCCGCCCTCGTCAAGATTTCCCAGAACGATGAACGAGCGAACAACAGCGATATGCCTCGCCTTCGGCGGGCTGCCACCCAAGTCCGCGAACGTGCCGCCGTTGAAGTCTGCAATCTGCGGCGCGTCGCTATAGCTGGTGGCGATCACCTTTTCGCCCCATTTAACAAAGCGCCAATAGTCGGTGTCTGTCAGTGTGTAAGGCCCAGACGCGCCGGTCTTATCCGTCCAGACGTCAGTCGCGTCCTGCCAATAAAGTTTTGTCGCGTCGCCTGCAAACAGCTGCGGCGTCCCTGAAACATCAGCAGTCGTGAACGCCCCACGCGCGTCTCCCGTCAAGGCGGTGCTGGTGGTCGCAAGGTCATAAAAGGGCACGAAGCCGGTGTCATGCGGCGTGCAGTTCTTTGCTTGCGTCGAGCCGGGATTATTCAGAGGCGGCTGGTCTGGAAGCCACGGGCCAAACATCGCATCCAAGTTCATGGCGTCGGGACTCCCGTCCTCGCCGGACGCGGGCCGCGTCTGCGCCGCATGCCTTCTGCGTTCGCCTTGCCGACGGCCTCTCGATAGATGCCGCCCCACATGCCAGCTTTCTCCATGTCGTGGAGAAAGACGCCGACATACTTGAGCATGCCGTATATATAAATGTTTGGATGGTTCTCGCTCAGCGCGTTCGTGTCAGGATCTGAGCTGAAAGCGTCAAAGGCTTTGTAGTAGTGCACCAGCGCATCCGGGTTATCCGCAGGCGCTGGGGCGAAAACCAAGTTGTTGCCTTCAATCGTGTAGGCAAAAGGATCGCCACCACTTTCGTGGTAAGCCGCTGCGCTATAGAGCCTGTTCGGCGGCAGGTAGTCGAGATCCCACGGGGTCGTGGTTCGGTCGATGACGATACGGCGAACACCCAGACAGCCTGTCGGCAGCGCGACTGTTCGAGACGTCAGAGACAGCGTCGCCGTGGCTTCCATGTCGGGGATGCGCACATCGCTGCGGATGTCAGCTTCAGCCTGCTTCGTGAACGTACTCATATAGGAAGCGAGGTCGTTACGAATAGAAATGTTCGTCACGGCTGTCTTGATGTCGCCATAGTTCATAGCTTGAACTCCCCCGTTCGGAAGCGCTGGTAGTCGCGATCATTCAACTTGCGAGCGATGAACGCTTGGCGCTCCACCGGGTCTGCCTGGTAGTAGCTGACGCCGCGCGTTGCTTCGAACTCGCGCTTCCACTGCTGCATCACAATCAGGGGAATGCTGGCGACCGGCCAGAAATTTCCTTTCCGATTGAACTCTGTAGTCTGCAGCGCCTGATTCTGGTCAAGAATCGGCGAGACGTTCTGCGTGGTTTCCACCACCATCTCGACGTCGTCAGTGATGTTCGCCCAAGTCTGGGTGACGCCGTTATCGCTAATGAGAAGACGCTTTGACACGGCTGCGCTTCTCCAATTCTTTGACGAGTTCGACTTTCCCAGTGTTCAAGTGGAGGTCGAGATCAGTGACCACCACGGTCTCACCCGGGCGGAGCTTGACGGCCTGCCCTGCGACGTTCGTGCAGAAATATTTCCCAGTCGCGTGCTGCCCGTTCATTTCTTTGATGCGGATCTCATACGGCATAAAAAATTCCTAACAAAAAGGGCGCCAAAGCGCCCTTAAAAGAAAGGGGGCCGAAGCCCCCTTGAGTGGTGATGACTAGGCTGTCATCGCAGCAGTCGAGTCGATGTCAGCAATGACAAAGCTGGCGTCTTCCGAATAGCTGCAAAGTGCATAGTCAGAGATGAGGTGACGCTTCTGCGCGTCGCCGGTCTGGGCGATGGTTTCGAGCAGCATCTTGTCGATGAAGCTGACTTCCCAGTAGCGGGTGTCCAGACCCCAGACGTCACGCTCGCGACTGAAGCGATTCGGGAGAATGTCCAGAATGCCGTAGTCGCCTACGAAGACGTCAACTGCGCCGAGCACGGTTGCACCGCTTCGACGGTTAGCGCCAAGGTCTTGGTAAGGCGTTGCTATCCTGGCTGAAGAACCGAACATGTAGTTCGAGATCCGCGACTTCACAGTCGTGCCCACCATCAACACGTTGGGCTTGCCGCCTTCCGTGTAAGCTGCCGCCATCCCTTCGTGGATCTTCGCCTCAGTCAACGCGCGAACGGCCGAGCTGTCGGTAGCCGCAGCATTCGGATATCCGTCGTTCGTGCCGGACAGGGTCGGATCTGCGCCCGTGGTTGCATCGCGGTCAGTGTTAGTTCTGAACCATGCAGCCAAGGATGCGGTCTTCGGAGCCACCGAGGAGCTGCCTGCAACAGCAGCCTGATTGCCACAAAGGATCGTCTCCATGTCACGCTTCAAAGCGCTTCCCACTTTCGACAATTGGTCATTTTCTTTAGGTCTGGTCGCTAGTCAGACCCCGGCTTTCGCCTGCTCACTGTCGCCAGTGAGATGAGACTATATCTTCACCCCAGTGGGGTGCCGCGCGCTTCGGGCCGCTTGGCCCTACTCCCTTTCGGGATAGTCGTTGAACCTTCCTCGCTAGAGGCTTGGCTGCTGATTATCTGCTTGAGACTTCCCAGCAATTCACGCGGTTATCGTTTCACCATTGCTAGTGAACGGCCCTACCAGTTAAGGCAACCTCAGACTTCCGTCCGGCTTTCGTCAGCTTGTTTGCGCGACGAGAAACCACGATTTCCTTTTTGGAAATCTGATGGTAGTTCTGCAGCCGCACTGGAGAGGTGATAGCTTCGCCGGCAAATTCATTGCCGTCGATATGGGCATTCCCAGAGTCCACATTTGCGTACGAATCTTTCAAAAATTCCTTAAGATCGCTTGTAGACTTCCCTTTTTTACACAGCGACTGAAAGGGCGTGTCATCAGGGTCAATGTTGTAAATAGTGTCAGCGAGCTGCTCGCGGACATTGTCTCCGTCGGTCGCCAGGTCATAGCGATCAAGGGTCTCTGCAAACTGTGCCATGGTCGGTCACTCCTATCTCAACAGCCCTTCAAATCCGGGCATGTTGGCAATCGCAGCAGCGGCGTCTTCGCGCGTTCTCGACTTGTTGAATCGAGTTCTCGCTTTCTCAAACGCAGAATTTTTGACGGAGATTTTTTTGGTCGGTTTCTGGATCTTCGGCACTGCCTTCACACGCTTTTTCGCTGGGTCAGCGTTACGCTTGGCCTCGTCATAGAGGCGCGCTTTCTCTGCTAGCACGAAAAATCGGTGATCCAGAATTGACGCAATGTCTTCCGCCGCGAATTGCTGCGTGAGGTACTCGCCCAGAGTGTTTGCGCGCTCGTCGTTGAACTCGTTGCCGAGTTGAGTTGAGAACGCTTCGGCCAGCATCGTGCGCTGCTCTTTCTCAAGCTCCTGGCGCTGTGCCATAGCTTGCTGCTGAGCCTGCTGCTGCTGTTCGTCCCACCACCGGGCGGCGTTTTGCTGCAATTGTTGAAACTGATTAACGCGGTCATTGAACTTAGCGTTCTCGACCGCCCACTTTTGCGGGTCGCTGTCTCGCAAGTTATCGACTTGCGCTTTCTCGCCAACCAGCATGCGCTGCATCTGCTGCATGGTTGCGCCGACCACTTGGGCCTGCGACTGCAGCTGTTGACGAGCCTGCGCGGCTTCGGCTTCTTGCGCCTTTCGCGTTTCAGCCAAAGCCATGGTCTTCTTGCGATAATCCGCGTCCCGCGAGTAGCCGTTTCTCAGTTCTGCTAGGGTGACCGAATGGTCGCGACCGTCCACGCGCACGTTTGTGCTGAGGTTCGCTTCAAGGTCAGCAATATCGACCCCGAGCGCCTCTGCCACCTGCGCGACGGTTTCCAGTTCGGTTTCCGCTTCATCATCTGAAACGTCATCATCATCGGTGTCCGCCACCTCTTCAGCGTCGGCGTCCACCGCATCCTCTTCTGCTGACGCCTCGACCTCTTCGGTGTCGTCGTCAGCCTCCTCCGCCTTAGGCGCTCCGGGCACTTCCTCAGTGCCCCAGTCCATCAATTTGTCTAAAAGACCGTTACTTTCAATTTCCGTAGCGGCCTCTAGGACGCTTACGGCTCCGTCTTGGTTAGCCATAAAAAAACTCCATCATTGGGAAGGTTTCGCCTCACGGCGAGGGCTTCGCGTTTGCGGTTAGCCCGGAGCGCGCCTTACATAAGCGCGTAATCGCGACTCGAAATCATTGATCGCCTGCAGCGATAAAATGAGCCGGTCACGTTTGAGAGAGCTTCGCCCGTACCACCTGAGTGGATTGGCGGATAGCTCTGTAATTACTTCGCTCCGCATCGCGTCGAGCGCGAAGCGGACAGCGTCGTCATTCAAAATTGATTCAGCGTGAGCAGCGCGCGAACTCTTGTTGTCGCGCATTAGAGCGCCTGCATCCGCTGTATCGCATCGCGCAGCGCTTCTTCACTGCGGTTGCCACTAAAGTAGGCGGCCAGAACATCCATGCGGCGCTCACGTTTGCGCTCGGACTCCTGCACCATCTTGCCAACCGCATCAACCTTGCTGTTCACCTGATTCACCTGCGGCGTTGGATCTGGCCGCACCTGCGACTGCTGGCGCAGCATCTCAATGCGTTCGCGGCTTTCAATTTCAGCGCGCGCAATTTCAGCTTTCAGTTGACGATCTTTTTCGTCGCTTGTTTCCTGCAGCAAGGCCAGCTGCTTCTTTAGCTCATTCGCTTCGCGCTCAAGCCGCGCCTTCTCGATTGCAGCCACCTGGGACTGCTGCCCCTGCTGCATGCTTTCCTGTGCTTGCTGAGCAGCTTTGACTTCAAGCTCTTTAGCTTTGAGCGCCGCCTCCATCTGCATCTTCTGCGCTTCAAGCTGGCGCTTCTGACCTTCAATCTGCATCTGCGCCTCAATCGCCATCTGATTCGGATCTGGCGGCGGAGGCGGAGGCGGCGGCAGCGTGGACGGGTCAACAAAGAACATCTGGGGAGAGCGCTCACCCATCGCATCAGCCAAGCGCGTGGCCGAGTGATAAAGGTTCTGTGGCTGGACCACCCCAAATTGCGTCAGCTCTTTCTGCTGCTGCAGAAGACCCATCAGCATCATCTGGCGCTTCTCCTTCGCGTAGAAGCCTGTTCCGACTTCAACTGTCACATCGCGGCGCTCACGCCAGGCTGACGGATCAAAGCTCACCCAGTTGCCGCGCATGCGGATCACTTTTGACTTCGGCACATATTCGCGAAGAAGCCGATGACACTTGAGCAGCGCATCTTTAACGCCCGTCTCTGCGAAGACGCGGGTCATCATCTCGATGCGCTGTGACGCCTGCTCCAGCGCGCCCATGTAGGCGGTCGCTTTCGTGTCGCGCAGCGCTTCAGCGTCCAGCGTCATCTGCGGAGCGACGCCTGTGCGCGTTTTGACCTGCTGTCCGATCTCCTGCATCACGCTCAGGATCTCAGGCGCAATCGGCTGCACCTGCTCTTCACGAATGCGAGACTCATCCTCGCACTCGATGATCTCGACGCTGACATCGTTCAACTGATCTAAGGTCGTGCCGTCATCCACCTGCGCCATGCGACCGACATACTTGCGGCGGATGTTCAGTCGATAGATGTTGTCAAGCAGGTTACGAGTCAGCGTCGTCTGAACGAGCTGCATATCTTTGACGGTGTCAACCAACGACATGCCCGTATGCTTGTGGGCCATCGGGATCGCGGACATCGCGATAATGGGAAGATAGTCGCTCTCTTCGTTCTCGAAGATTTTCTCGCCAATCATCACAACACGGCGGCGCTCAGCGACGCCGTCGCCATCCATGTCGAGCGAGACGTAACACTCGTTCACCCAGTACAGCTTCATTGACTCGTCGTCGCTGTCTGCGTTGTCCGGGCGCTCGTCGGTGTAAAAAAGTCGGCTGGTGCGTTCGTCCCCCCATTCAGCCGACTCGTCCTCTCCCCCGCACATCTTGAGTTCGTCGCCGTCGTAGCCGTTTTCGACCAGCCACGAATGCGTGCGCTGCACGCGGTGGCAGACAAAGTCTGCGCCCTCCAAGCTGAGTTCGTTCAGATCGTTGTCAACGATAATCTGGTCAGGCTGGCAAGGCTCAAAGTGAATCTGGTAGTCCCGAGAGATCCGGCGCAGCTCGACGTCGTACATCATCTCCATCTGGCCTGGGTATTGGTTGCTGCTCAGCAGCTCCAGCTCATCTTCGGTCATCAGGAGCTGCGTCAGCTCCATCTCGGTGAGCCCTTTGTACTCTTCGTGCCGATTCTCGACGCGGTGGTCGCACCAGATCTTCGCGTAGGCCGTCGGATAGATCAGCGCATCGGTGATCCAGTTCAGCAATGTCAGAAAACCGTTGTTTTCCTCAAACAGCACATGGCGAACAATGTCGGTTTCCTGGTCGGCCTGCGCTTCGTCGTCCGGCCCGACCGGAACAAACGCAACCACGCGGTCGCCACTTGCAAAAGGCCGCATGATCAGCGGCTTCGCCCACTCAACAGTCTCCATCACCTCGCGCGTGATGACCTTGGAATAGCCGTCGCGCTCGTTGCCGTAAGGCGCGCCCAGATAGGCATTGAGGTTGTCTTTGCGCGTGTGCGATATTTCGTTGTCCTGGTCGTTCAGCCCGTCATCAATTTTCCGGCGCAGAAACGCGACCAGCTCAGATTCTGTTCTGATCATACGATGTGACTCAGCTTGTTGATGAAGTCGCGCGCTCGCGACGTTCGCGGCTTGACCACGGTCTGCATGCCGCGCGAAACGTAATCAATCCCGACGGCCAAATAGCGGAAGGCGTCTGCCCCGTGGCTTGTCCAGTCGTGAAGTGGACGAGCGCGAAAGTCACGCATCTTGTCGTTCCACTCGCGCCGGTATTGCCGAAGCGCCTCAATGCCGCGGTCGCACTTTTCGGCGTCGAACCAACAGCGATCTAAGAGCAGCCGTGCCTGGTTGATCCCGGCGTTAATTTCGAGCTGCGGCACTTGCACCAGACGCTGCAATCCGAGCTTCCGAATACTGTCCGCTAGGGTCTTGCCGGTTGCCAGCTTGTAGCGCGAATCAAAAGCGTCGTGCGGCAACAAATGTGAACCGTAAACGTAAGGCTTCGACTGCAGCTCCCGAACGTAGTGGTCGATGCTTTTGC